ACTATCTGTCTGATGCCATTTGTCACTCACTGGTACGACATTTGAGTCAGAACGCTTGTTCGCTTTCAAATCCGTTCTAATTGAGAATGGTTCTCATTTGAGAATGATTCTCATTTAAGAGCTGTCCAATAAAAATGCCACCCACGTTACGAACATTCGTTCTGTAACTAGAGTGGCAATATATCATTTACAAGCGGTACATTAAAGCGGTCTGCAATTTACCAACATACTAGTTAGCGTATCTTTCAACGTTGCTTTCTAACTGTATACATTAATGCTAGCACTTGGTGATACCTTAATATGAAAGTGAAGCAAGCACAGCTTCTTTACACATCATGTCTTTAAATCTTAGACAACCTCTTTCAAAATAAAATCTTAGGTTAGTCAGAATTAAGTCATTCTTTTTTAGCATAACATAGTTGATATTGTGGTCATCAGTAGTAACTGTTATTTTTAATGGGCAGGAGTTATCTGGTTTGTCATCACAGAATATAATACCAGAGTCAGCATACTCTTTAATACCGTACATACGTTCTTTGTATTTAAGTGTGAAAACGTATCTCCCTCTACCAGACGGTTTATCTATAAAAGCTTTGCTGTCATTAAGGTATACGCCTTGGCTAGAATATGCAACGTATTTGTCACTAGAAAAAGCTTTGTTGAAACCACTTTGTTTTTGCGCAATGGATGCCGTGTCAATGAAGCCCTGTTCTAGTACGAAACCATTACCCCTTAGGAAATCTAGCAGAAATACCCATAGCTGTATAATATGGGTTAATAATAGATACAGTGTTGCCGCACATAAAAACAGGCACATATCTAATTTGTTTTCCTTGTCCTCTTGCAACGCTTGTGTGTACACTTAAAAACTTCTTGATTTCATCTGTGCAGTAGTGATTAGTTTCACTTTGGAATTCATCAAACATCATTTGTTGAACATCGGAAAAAAGGTGGCTGTATCGCTTTAATGCATCAGCATTATTAAGTGAGAACGCATAACCGCACGGTTCTTCGTTCAAGTAGAGTTCATGAAAGATACCAGACGCACGTCTTTTGCTTGTCATTTCATATCCTCTAAAGAAAAGTGAGCCAATGTCCTTAAAGAATTTGTCTGCTATTTCGTCAAGTTCATAATTATATCTGTATACAAGCGCGAACTTTTCGCCTCTTTTTAGAAATCTGTTGACTAACAGTCTGCTAAAATAAGTGGTCTTTCCACCCGTTCTATTAGTTGTAACCATATAGATTTCTGGCTTGTTGCCATTTATGTCAAGCATACTCAAAAGTTTTGTTCCATCATAGTATTTATTCATTGTGTATGTCACCTACTTTCTCTATATATTGTATCATACATCTTGACATAAATCAATATATAGTATATAATATTTTAGATGAAAAGGTGGTGAAAAGTATGGATGTAAATGCTATTTTACAGGCGGTTGGCACACTTGGATTCCCTATTGTGTGTGCCGTAGCTATGGCTTGGTATGTCAAGTATATGACAGACCGAAACAGAGAAGATATTAACAAACTCAATGAACAGCATCAGCAGGAAATGAAAGAAGTAACAACAGCATTAAACAACAACACATTGGCACTTCAGAAATTGTCAGACGTTATTGAAAATGGGGTGGACAAATGACGGATGAATTAAAAAAAGCTTTGCTTGAAAGAAATATTCAGTGCATTAGCGAATATAACGGCAAATTTGTTCTTTTGAATACTGTAGCACCTGTTGGAAAGATTCCTCTTCCATTTAAACCGTTATTTAGTAGGGAAATACCTGTAGGGAGTATTTTCATAACAAAAGTTGATAGTGCTACAGAAAATGAAACAAAAACATCAGTTTTTGTGTGCTGTAATGCTTCGCAAACGTCTAGGTCTTTTGAATCTGAAAATAATTTATTTTGGTATGAAATAACAGATAACGGACAACTAATTTCTCCAAATGAAGCGGGGTGATTAAAACGGGAAAACAGATTGACGATTTAGTTCTACTAGCTATTCTTCAAAATCAAATAAAGAATGCTGTGGATAAAAATAAGGTTGATACTAGTAAGTTTGCAAGTGTTAAGCATTTTAGTAATATAGACGCATTAACACAAAATGAAAAAAACGATATATCTGAAAATTTATATAATTTTCTCGTTGACGATACACTGAACGTTGTATATATATTATTGGTTTCTGGAGCAAATAAATGGAAATATGTGAGATTTTACAAGGATAGCTCAGGCTATGTTTTTCTTACAACGTTAATACAGCTAAAGTCACTTTTGTAGAGAAGGTGTTATCATGAAAACAGTAATTCTTAACTCAAAAGGTACTCATGTAGTCGCACTACAAGCTATCTTACGTTCACAGGGCTTCATTGGACAAAATGGAAAACCCTTGTCAATCGATGGCAATGCAGGTAACAACACAATCTTTGCCATCAATTCATATCAGAGCATGATGCGTGCTTATGGTATTGAATGTGGCACAAACGGTCACAATGATTCATCCTGTGGCTCAAAAATGTGGGAGTCGTTGTTAGGTGGTGATTGCTAATGCCTTTTACGCCTAGACTTACATCAGCAGGTATGCAAGGCTCAAAATACTGGTACAGTGACAACCCATTTTATCAAGCAAACCTTGGGCCACAGCAGACAGGTGGCAATTGTACATGGTATGCATGGGGCAGATTTTATGAGATTATCGGGCGTTATCCGTACGGGTTGTCAACTTCAAATGCAACAAATTGGTACGCACGTACAACAGGTTTTTCAAAAGGAAAAGAGCCAAAGTTAGGAGCTATTGCTTGCTATGGTTATAACAATGGTGGTGCAGGTCATGTTGCAGTTGTTGAACAAATTACATCTGATGGTATCGTAACCTCAAACAGTGGTTGGTCGTCTGGAAAGTATTTTTGGACTGAAAAAGCAAAAAAGAGTAATGGCTATTGTCCAGAGTGGATGAATGGTTACTTACAGGGATTCATATATGCAGATGTTGATACTGGAACAGTGCCAGACCCAACACAATTGCATTGGCAATCTATTCCAGATTGGCTAGATAGCTACACATCAGAGAAATCAACAAACAACGCTTATTGCGTTGCAAGCTATTTACTTACAAAAGGCTGGTCATTAAATGGTGTTTGTGCATTACTTGGTAATGCTACAATGGAGTCTTTTATCAGTGCAGACTTGTATGAAAAAGGCGTTGCAGTAGATGAAAGAGGCTATGGTTTAGTTCAGTGGACACCCGCAGTTGAAACTATTATTCCATATTTAAACCAGAACTTTCCAGACTGGCAAACAAATCTGGATACAAACGGGTACGGTCAATGTCAGAGATTGGATGATGAACGACACAACAATCCGCAGGAGTGGTATCCAAACTTTCCATCAGTGCCGACAGAGTACAGAACTTATCATACAATGGAAGCTTTTTGTACTGCAACAGATGATGTAGGGCATATGGCAAAATGCTTTTTGTACTGCTATGAAAGACCTGCTGACCCATCAGCAACCATTGAAAAACGTGCAGAGTACGCAAGATACTACTTTAATTTGTTACAGGGCTTTAATCCATCTTTGCCAACAGGTAAAGGAATTAAGCGCAGAATGCCTATATGGATGTATCCAAAACTAAGAAAGAGGTGGTAACATGAAACAGGCAACAAAAGATGCATTATTAGCATTTGTTGGAGATAGAACAGACGATGATGCCATCAGCATTTTAGAAACAATTAACGATGATGGTATTGATGATGGTGAGGACTGGCATCAGAAATACGTTGATAATGACAAGGAATGGCGAGAAAGATATACAGCTAGATTCAAAGAGGGCGGTACACCTCAGCCACCAACGCCACCAGAGCCAGAACCAGACCCCGAAGATGAAATGAAAAAGTTAACTATTGATACCGTTTTATACGGTGAGAATAAATAAAGGAGTGATTTTTATATGCCTACTAAACCTAGAATTACGACAAACACCAACATTTCAGCTGACGTTGTAAATGCAATTAAAAACAGTGCGTCAAATAACTATCGTGAGAATGTTCCTTACGCAACGCCTGACGCAGATTCGCTTCGGGGTATTGGTGCTATTTTAATGAATAACCCTGCATTAATGAATGAGTTCATCAACACACTTGTCAACAGGATTGCCTTTGCTAGAATTGCCAGCAGAATGTACACCAATCCATTAAGAACATTGAAAAAAGGTGTTATTGACACAGGTGAAACCATTGAGGATATTTTTGTAAATATTGCAAACGTATACCAGTACGAAGAAGTAAGAGGGTCTGACAACGGCGCGGGTAACACGTTTAAGCGATTTGACAACGATGTAAGAGTTGCTTTTTATGTGATGAATTCACAGTTAACTTATCCAGTGACAGTTAATCGCGCGATGCTCAAAAATGCTTTCAATTCTTGGGCTGGAATGGATGAACTTGTTTCTGGCATCATTCAGTCCGTTTACAGTGCGGCGGCTTATGACGAATTCAACATTACAAAATATATGATTGGTCAGCACATTCTCAAAGGAAAACTTACTTACTACACATTCACAGGTGGGCGTTATCTTGAAGCCGCTACACAGCTTAGAAAAGCTTCAAATGATATGTCATTTATGACAGACAGACTTTCTATTGCAGGTGTTAAAACATTTACCGAGAATGACAGAAAAGTTATTCTTATCAACACCAACTATGACGCAAACATTGACACAAATGTTCTCGCAGGTGCATTCAATCTTCCTTATGCAGATTATCTGAACAGAAGAATCCTTATTGATTCGTTAGGTACACTGGACGTTGAGAGACTCAACAAGATTTTTGCAAATGACCCTACATATGAAGAACCATCCACTGATGATATGGCTTTTCTTGATAACATTGCAGGTGTTATCTTAGATGAAGATTTTGTTCAGATTTATGACAATGTTTTTGAAATGCGAGATATGCCGAACCCTGTTTCACTTGACCACAACTATTTCTTGCATATGTGGCAGACATACGCCGTGTCACCTTTTGCAAATGTAGTTTGTTGTATTCCTGCTGAATCTGTGCCTGTACAAACAGCTGATAACACAACAATTACGCCATCAGCAGATGCGATTACTGGTAAGCTTGGTAAAGATGGCACAGCAACTGGCATTCTCACTGCAACAGTTTCAACAGTCACTGGTGGTACAGAGACAGTCAAATGGACTAAAACAGGTGGGACAGCAACTGGCACAGTTGCTTCGAACGGCGTTTGGAAAGCTGAGACAGCAGGCACGTTGAAAGCGAAAGCTAGCATTGGAACTATTGAATCTGTTGAGGTAACTATTACAGTATCTTAAATAGGGGAGTGACTTAATGAGCTATATTGTACCAGATACAGACATATACTTGTTAGCTAATGTTGAATGTGACAAAAGTTACGATAATGTTAAATATTTTGTAACTAAAAATGCACAGCATAGCTATATGTCTGATAAAATCGTTAAGTCATTTACTAACCAGAGTTACGGGCGTGTCAATAAAGGCACGTTCCGTCTCTTCTGTAAAGCAGATGACGTTTATCAATGCAACTATTTAATGTTTCAGAATACAGCTTTTGGAAACAAGTGGTTTTATGCTTTTATTAATAGCATTGAGTATGTTTCTAATAACACCTGTGAAGTAAGGTTTACCATCGATTTATTCCAGACGTGGTTTCTGGATTGTACAGTAGGACAATGCTTTGTAGAACGTGAACACGTTACTGATGATAGCATTGGGGCACATACTCTAAATGAGGATGTACCTACAGGCGAAATGATTACAGCAATCGAAGAACAGTTGACAGAGTTTTCAAAACAGTACACTTACGGCGTAGAAATCTGTATCAGTGATACACAGTTGAGTGGCATTGCTAATCAACCGACATGGTTTGACAAGCCTGTTTTGAGTGGCATTTTTCAAGGTTCTAAAATTGGTACAACAGATAACAGCGATGACTTATTAACGTTTCTGAATAATGTCATTTCAGCAGGCTATCAGTCAACCATTATACAGGTTTTCACAATTCCTAAAATATTTGCGCCATCTGGTACGGATTCCAGAGTACAAACAACTAGGGAATTACCTGCTTTGCCAACAAAATTCGGAAATTATACACCTTTGAACAACAGATTGTATTCTTCACCTTTTGTAGATTATGTTGTTTACGCTCCGACCGGTGACAAGATGGTATTACATCCAGAATTGTTCAGTGATTATGAACACAGGATAATAACTTTTTCTGGCAATCAGAGTGTAACACCCCAAATAATGTGTGTTCCTACAAATTATAAGATTACAGGCGGTACAAATAAGACTGAGGGATACACGCTTAATTATGGCATAAAAGGTTCTTTTATGTACGATGCTTATCAAGCTGAGATTGCATCATATGGCGTTGGAGAACTTGGTGGAACAATTGCACATTGGTTGCCAAGAGTACTAGGAACAGTGGGCAATACAATTGGCACAGGTATTGGACTTGGTGTTGCTCTTGAATCTGGGGGTGTTCCACTTTTGGGCGCAGGTTTAGCAGGTGTTAGCGCTGTAAGCAGTGCAGTAAGTACAGCTTCATCATATTTAAAAGAAACTCACGACACGTCAAAACTTAGTGGCGCTTCTGGTGGTTCTGTTCTTTGGTCACAACAGATACTGGACACATTTGTACAGGTACGTCAAGTAAGAGAAGAGTATGCTAGAATAGCCGATAACTATTTTAGTATGTTTGGGTATAAGGTATGTAGATTGAAAGTACCAAACATTTCCACTAGACCGTCATGGAATTTTGTCAAGTGTTCTACTGTCGCTATAACAGGGGCAATCCCTGCTGATGCCGAAGAATTAATTATGAGTGTTCTGAAAAAAGGTGTAACGTTCTGGAAAACAAATTTCGGAAACTACACAGCAAATAATAAATAAGGTGGTGATTAAAAACGGGCAGAAGTAGAAGTAAACGGAGATTTTTTCAAAGAGTATATTCTTCTGGCATACAATATAACCATTGGTTGATGAAGTTTGCTAGTAATGCTGTTGCGTCATATCGTGTAGAGGGATTACCTATAGAAATAGATTCGAGATGGTTGGCGTTAAAGCTTTTTGAACTTGGTTCTGTTGCATTCTTTTATGATTCGGATGCCAGCGAGTATGCTTGTATGCAGTACTCGTGTCTTGGCACATATGACTGTTATGGGAATCCGACAAAAATACGTGTTTGGAATCCGTGGACAGGATATCAGAGGGAGCTAAACAAGGGCGAATTTGTTATCATATGGGATAACATGCTTAGAACAAATATGTACAATGCTTACATCGAATTGGCGTACAGATTGTGGAGAATTGATGGCACAATAGATACAAACTGTGTAGCACAGAAAACACCTGTTATTGTACAATGTTCGGAAAATGAACGATTGACTTTTAAAAATCTTCTGGCAGGCGTTGACGCTGACAATCCATATTTAGCGATTGGTGATAATTTATCCTTAAAAGATATTAAAGCGTTACATCTTGGAGCGCCACTGGTAGCACCTCAGTTGATGGAAGTACAGCAGACACTTTACAACAGAGGAAACGCACTGCTTGGCATCACATCTGTTATTGTACAGAAAAAAGAAAGAATGTTGAAATCCGAAGTAGACACAGCTAATGCTGATGCTCTTGCTAACAGACGCTCAAGAACGATGGCCAGAGATTACGCAAGTGAACAGATTAAAGAAAGGTTTGGTCTTGACGTAACATGGGTTTTTGACGAGGGTGACGAGCCTGACAAGGAAACAGATGAGGTGATAACATGAGTAGATACACAACAGAAGTAAGATACATCTGTGAATCACTTGCAGGTCTTGACAAGTCAGTTGGCTATTCAAATGTTAATGAAGTCATTGAAAAGTCAAGAAACAGAATCTTTCCGCCTTTTGAATTATTTGATGAAAGTTATAGGTCTGTACTTGAGACAAAGATACTTAAACATTTTTATACCAGAGAAATTGGATGCGAAACGTTCGGGCTGTGGCAGTTAAAACTTGATGCTAAACTATCAGTGATTATGCCGTATTACAACAAGCTTTATAAAGCGATTAACATTGATATCCCTGTTATTAATAACGTTGATATGAACGTTGAACATAATATCGGCAGGAATGCCGACACAAAAGTTAATGATAACACAGACATCACAGCAAATTCTAGCACAACAACAAACACAACAGCTAGTGCAAAGATTAGACACAGTGATACACCTCAAGGCAGTTTAGATGACCTTGAAGCTAACGAATATATGAGCGATGCAACGCTTAGTGATACAACACAAGCTGTAAACAGCAACACGAATAGCAGTAGCAACAGTAAGAGCAACAGTGACACAAATGCAAAGAGTACAGAAGAGTATGCAGAACATAGATGGGGAAAAGAGGGCACGATAACTTATATTAGCATGGTGAATGAGTACATCGAAAAGATGAAAAACATTGACGCTATGTTAATTCGTGAACTTGAAGATTTATTTATGCAAATCTGGGATATATGGGAGTGATTCAATATGAGTTTTAAACCTAGAAATTTTAGAGAGTGGTGTAACCACACTATTCCTGTTTTACCACAGGTGTACGGCGATGAATTAAGCTATTATGAATTGCTTAATAAGGTTATTGAAAGGCTTAATGAGATTGGCGTTACAATTAATGAATTGATTGATTACGTTAACCATTATTTTGATTCATTAGACGTACAAAATATGATTAATAAAAAACTTGATGAAATGGCACAGGATGGAACGCTTGAATCCCTTATAATGCCTGTTTATACATACGACCTTACTAAATTAAAAAGCTTTGATGTCAATGACATATCTGCTGTATTTTCTGAGCTTAAAACAAAAATGAAAGACGGCGAAAGTGCTTTATTACCATACGGAAAATACACTACATTAGACACTATTGATTTATCTTGGTTGCCTAATAACACAAAGGTAACACTTGATGGAGAGATTACAATATCAAAAAACAATGTGCCTTGCGTTAAATTGGGCGGTCAGTTTTGCAATGTTAAAATAAATGCATTGTATGGTGCTACTAGAAGTGAAACGCATTTAGCAACTGGAAGTGGGTTATATATTTCTGAACTTTTGGCATATTCAAATGTCTTAATAAATAACATGAGATTTTTTGAAAATGGTATCATTTTTAAATATGAAGATGATAATAAATATTCACAATATAATAGATTTGTGTTTTCGTATCTTGAAAATGTACAAAGAGGTATAGTTTTAGACGGTACAGAGCACAGAGGTTGGGTTAACGAAAATACATTCGTTGGGGGTAGAATAAAGGGCGGCTATGGCGTTGTGATGCAAGGCGGTACAGTAGAAACAGTTGGATTTGATAACAACAAATTTTACAATATCGGTTTTGAAGAATTATATAATGACGCTATCAATATCACTGGTGAATCATACTCAAATACTTTTGATAATTGTAGAATGATTGAAAACATAACAGGTTATTACATTTATGATCATTCATCAAAAGGTGGCTTTAATAAGTATAATTTTTCAAATATCATTCCATATGCAAAAATTAGCCTTAGTAATAATGTTTACAAGAGGGTTAATGCGCCAATTTCGGATACTTCATATTCAGTTGTTGGTGGTGGTGTTTTTTCTAGCGACAGTTCTCCGAACGCTGTTATTATTCCGTTAGTTACAAACGATTTAATTAAAAAGGAAGATTATACTTTTAGTATGGCGATTCCTGAAAAGGGAAACACAGCTAACAAAAAAGAGGGTTTTATAGTACCATCTGGTTACACACTTCTTTCTGGTTCTATAACTGCTGTTTCGTCTAGTGATGGCTTTGATGGTCAACACGTATCGTTGAACTTTAAAGAAATTTCCGCCAGTAAAGGAACGCTTACAGTTTATGGCTTTTCTGATTTAGCATATGAAGTAACTGTTAATGTTACTGTTACGCTACTTTTTAAATTTGCTAAAGAACTTTAATTAGATTCATTAGAGTAATAAAGGGGGGTCAAATAATACCCCCTTTTTATTAGTTTGCTAATGCTATACACAAAAGCAGTGAATAAACACACATCACAAAAAACAATGTTAATTCATTAAATAATCTTGCACTTATGGCTGATACCATAACTAGTACAAAAAACAAATTAAGTATATCTGTCATTTATATCACCTGTGTTTTTTTAAAATAAAATATTCTCCTAGCCATTCATTGACAATGGATAGACTAAAACTACCATATCCCTCATATGAGTTTTCACAATTAATAGGGTGATATATTATAGTATAGTAATTCCTATTGTCGATAATAGATACTTTAATTGCTAAAAAATCTACCAGAATCTTGTTACCATTATTGCTATTTTCAAAAACGCTTAAATCAATATCCATGTTTATTTCTCCTATTCTTAATTCATTTTATATAATTCTTGTATTACTGTTTACATCTATTTTGCCTATTCCGACGTGAACACAATCGTCTTTAGCCTTTAGCATAAGAATTTCTGCGTCATTTAATTTGTTGCTTGCAACACACAAACCAAATAATTCGTCTTTGCTAATATCATTTGTATGTAACACAACAACCATATTGCCAAACTGTTTTCTTACATAAATCATTACTTTTGTGCTTGAACTTAAAACCTTAGTTAAATCATATAGTGTCATATTTTACCTCTTTCTTTTCTTCATTCTCCGACATGCTTCACTAACGTATGCCTTATGGTTTGAATCATTATACTCAGCAACAGACGCTTTCATTATTTCACGCCTGTATTGAAAGTATTCTTCACAGGCTGAATGGCAATTTAAACATCTTTTGTTACAATCTTTACAGGGTGCTTTAATATTATCACCTCCTTAAATATAACATTATGAACACAATAGTCCACCATATCACTATTGAACCAGATACACCAATAATCAATATCATATATGGTCTTAAAGTAAGTAAATATAACAAAAAACAAGAAACAGTAATATTAGAATTAAAATGCTGATAAACACAAACTTTTTAAGCAATTTTTTCACCTACCATTTATAAGAATAATTAACTCCCTGTGAACTTTTTCTATTTTTAAAATAAGGAACTTTTTTAGCTTTTCGTATATTCCTGCAAGCTGTGTACCAATCGAGTGTGAATTTTTTTGTTTCGTAGTCACTCATACCAAAAACTATTTGTCGCATTATCTCACCCCACTTGAACCAAAACCATTTCTGTCACTATCTGTTAAATCTTCCACTTCAACTAGTTCAATTTCTTGCTGATTTCTTACAATCCTAAACTGTGCAATCCTATCGCCTCTTGCTATCACTGTATCTTCAACAGCATATGCAGAAAAACACCATTCATCATTCCTACCAGAGTATGAGTTATCAATAATTCCCATGCTATTAGTCATGAATATATGATATTTTCTAAAAGTAGACGATATTGGCAACACGTGCGCTTCATATCCTTTTGGGAGTTTCATAGCCACACCCAATGGGATGTTAGTGTATTCACCTTTTCTAATGTGTATTGTTTTACCTGCTTTTAAATCAATCCAGTCACCTAATGCGTATTTTTCTGGAAGAACCGAATTAAAATATCCATGATTCTTTGCTAATACTTTAATTTTTTTCGTCTTTGAAGAATAGTTTTCTATAGCTTCTTTAATTGCCAAAATATCGTGATATAGATAAGACAGTTCTTCATATGTAAGAGAACAGTTTTCTTTAGTTTTTTCCATATAATTCACTCCTTAATATATTGATATATTTTTCGGTAAAAGCTTTATAAAATAAATCAGCCTCATAATATGTCCATGAATTCATTAATATTTTTAAAGCATTTTCCAACTTATTCATTCTTATTACACGCTTAATTGCAAGTAAAGCCTGCTTTGCATCATATACTCTAATGTATTCGTTGTAATCTTCATCTAGCATAGTGTAAATAACTTTTCTTATCTGACTATCTGATTTACCGCATTTGATACGTTGATTCAACAAGTAAAACACCCCCGTCTATTCTTTTTGGAATTAATTTACATGGTACATTTAAGCCTATTTTAAAATCGTCAAATGTTCTAACGATAGGTTCATGTGTAACTTGATTGAAAAGAAATCTGTTAACTGGTGTATTCTCTTTATATTCAGCATACACAGCTTTTCCAGACATCGACAATTCAAACAAGTCTTTGCATCTCTGTGGCATTCCAGCACACTTAATGTTGTTGTACGGTTCTTCTATCTTCTGCAAATCTTCATGCGTTACATGTTCGATGTATGTTTTCTGTCTTGCAAAAATAGCTCTATCCCAACAGGATTCTAATTTCCATGCACAAAAATCAGTTTCATGTACTTTAATACCTGTAATCTGTTCTGGTGGCAAGTCACAGTGGATGCTATCTGTATCAGCATAAATAAAACCGTGTTCTTCAACACCATGATAGTTAGCTTGTGCCGCTCTTATAGTGAAGTTTCTGGCATAACTTGTTATAGCTGAACCAACAGGAATATAACCAGCTTCTTTATCTTTAGCTGTAATGTTTATGAATCCTATTGAGTTATCATCTTTAACATACGCTAATTTGAATGAAGAATCTGTTGATGAAGCCATTTTACCATACAAATTATTTAAAAATAATTTTGCAAGGGTACGTCTAGCGCCTTTGCTAGTCATCTTTATTTTTGCATATTTATCAATATATTCGTCAAAGATTCCTACTTCTGAACGAAAATAACATCCGTCAAGAATCTCAAAATCAACAAGTTCATAATGCTCAGTAATAAGAAAATAATCTGTCATGGTCAGTGTAAGTTCTACTCTTGTATCACATTCTTTACCATCAATATCAATGTATTTGTTGTAATACTTACCTGTAGATTTATCAAATACATCTGATGTTTGAAGCGACTCTGTTCCTTTATATAACATGTTTCCTTTTATCTGGATAAAAGGCAACTTTCCACTTCTCAAGTAAAATCTTGTTTTTATCCGAATAAAGAAATACATATTGCTTTGCAACGCTCTGTCTGGAATAAAGTTACCTGACCAAAACATTGGTTTTCCAACAGGGTATCTATTGCCCGACATAGAGTGCATCATAGACGGATACAACGAGTTAACGTCGGCTGTAGTTCCATTTGTGAACATCTTATTTTCTTTTCCTTTTACAAGATAGCACCATCCACCTCTATATGATTTTCTCACATATGAATCTACATTAGACTTTCCGTATACCTCAGAATCTAGTTCTATTTGTGTAACATCTGGAAATCTTCTTTTCCAATCATCTTCACCAATTATCTGTTTGTATTCAGCAAGACAACAACTTCCTATTGTAAGCCGATTATGACCCTCTTGAAAAACAATCTCTAGTGCTTCTTTGACAACCAGAACGTCGTTAGCTATATACTTCTTTTCTTTTGGTTTAATTTCACAGCCTGCATAACGAAAACCAGTATATTCCATGTCAAGTTTCTGATGTTTTGTTTTAAAGGCTTTTCCTATCTCTTTAACAGAGAATGGCAGAAGCTTCATTGAATCCCTAAATTCTATAACCTTATTGTTTACTTTGACTTTGATGCTGTACCATTGTCCCATTTCTGATATCGTATACTTGATTGTATTGTTGTACATATCTTTATCTTGATACCATTCGCAGGAATTAACGCCATCCCCTGTATATGCTTGTTTTAGGTGTAGTTTATTAAGAAAAAACGATATCCAAAAATTACCGTCAAATTTTAGGTTGTGAAAATAAACTATCAGATTAGATTTTAAACTGCTTAAATATTCCCATGTTTCGTCTATTGAATGTAATATAGAAACATCTTCTGTGAATATTTCTACAATGGCAGATGCCCAAACTTCTGTATTTTTCTGGCCCTCATAAACTGTCGTTTCAAAGTCCCCGACCAGATACTTTACTTTTTTAGGCCTTGCCATACTATCACCACCCATTTTCTGATTCATTCATCATTTCAGCCTGCACTTTTTCTTCAAACGTCAATGGAGAACCATTAATTATTTGCAGTAATTCGTCAGTTGCTTGGTTTACAACTGCAACCGATGAGCCCCACAGAACAGCAGAAACAATAACGTCTATATCATTCATAGTTCTTGACGCTTCAACTAACCTTCTTCCAACCTCAGATGTGCCAATGTCATTAATCATATTCAGTAGGAAAGACTGCATACTTTTTGAATAGGATATTGCATCTCTTCTTCTGCTTCTGCTCATGTCAACAGGTCTACTCAATGAAGATACAAAAGTTGAAGCCGCTTTTTGATATTCTGCTTCTTTTCTTTTGCGCACCTGCTCTATTTCTTCATCTGTTGTGTCTTTGTACCCGTAAAATAAATCTTCCTCTTCTGACGTAAACGTGCCGTATCGTGAAAGAAATTCGTCATCGAAGTTGTTAAATGCTATATCCTCTTCGCGCGGAAGATATGCTTCTGCCTTAAGGGTTTCAACATCAATCTTTTTTAACTTATTGACGTAAGCTCTTAATTCCTTACCTCTGAATCCTTTTGCCTTAATCTGACGCAAGGTTGGAATGTTTGTTGGAACATATTGAACGCCTTGCTTTTTAAGCTTACGCTCTAACCGTTTTATACGGTTTCGCTCACGCTCATATGCTGTTAATTTTCTTGACATGTTGTACACCTTTCTTATGTTTCACGTGAAACATTAAAAGTAAGAATGACGCTCACTGTATATCGTGAGCGCCTATCTACTTATTTAATTAGCCACTTTAAATTATAAGCTTTCAATATCAAGTACGCAGTCAACGTACTTGCGTCCTGCCTTTGACTGACCAGAAATTTTCTTGACAGGAAATGGAAACTGCATGACAACTTCAATGTTTTTAATTGAACGCTTGAATGTTACAGACTGTGTGCTGTAAACAGCTTTATCTGTTGTAATTATTGACATAAGTTCGGCTGTCTCGCCGTCCTCTTTTTCGTCAATAAATTCCAGATAACCTGCAACATTGATAACATCACCATCCTGTAATGTCTTAACAGTTTTAATAGTCGGTGCTGTGGTCATAAGATATTTTTCAATTTCTGTGAATTCTTTTGTCTGATTTGTTACTTTAATCATAGTTTAATTCCTTTCTTGTGTTGTATCGTGAACATAAAACAAATTGGTTAACAAGTTACATTATTCTTCGGACTGAGCTTTAACACTTGCAGGAAGAATCTCAGCCATCTCTAAGAACTTCTCTTCGGACATTCCGTACCGCTCTTCCTGTACCACTACTTCCTCTACTTTCAGTGGACGTACCTCTTTATGGTCATTTGTAATAACTTTCAAAGCTTCATCTGCTGAAAGTTCGCCAGACAGCTTGTATTCAAGCGTCTTAATTTCGCCAGACTGAATATCATATACTGTAGCTGTAGCTGTCGTGAATGGGATTGTTCTAGTTACCATGCGTTTTCTTGCCATTTCTTTGGCCTCCTTTTGTGTTTTTTGTTCGCTTAACGTCCATCGACGAATTGACAGAACGGGAGTCGAACCCGTCGGAAGTGTTCCGCAAACCTGCCTGTCAGCCTTTCTATGTGTAAGAAAGGAGGAGATAGTAAAGAGTTGTCAGTTCTCTTTACATTATTTATTATATCACTGTTGTACTGAAATGACAACAATTTTTTTGAAAAAAGTTTTGTTTATTTTTGCGCAATAGTTAGATATAACTAACTTCGCACATATTACGCTAGCAAACGAATGTTCTACTACTTGATCTTATAAGCGAAACTTAATATCGTGCCTGTTGACGCACCAATGAATCGCCATTCCTTTGAATATGACTGAATATATGGGAATCCGTCAAGCTCGTAAACTCTATCAGCTAGATAAACATTAAATTCATCTACACCGACTATTTGCAGTGCTCTTTTAAAGTCGACAACCATGTCGCCTAATATTGCTTTTTTAACAAAAATCATTCTTCATCCTCCTTTCCAATTAGCAACTGAGATATCAAACCAGCCACTATCAGTATTGCTATTGCTAGGCCTGCTATTGACAGGCCTGCGAAAATCATAACTCTCTCCATGTATGTTCTGACACATGCCTAAACTTGTTTCTGAATTTTGTTATGTGTTTTGCGGATGTTGCTGTGTGTTTTGCGGATGTTTCTGTATATCCGTAAACTAGTCTAAGAATATCATACATGTTGCCCTTGTTGTCTATAAAAGCAACGCATGTATTATAGCTTGTCAGAAAGACATACCCACCTGTTTTATACCACCAAGCTTGACATCTGTTTAAACGTTCTGATTCATCAATTTCTATTGATTGACTGAACCAAACTGGTTTTGCTAGTTTCCATGCTTTCTCTACCAACATATTTTCCTGTTTCTGAATCTCTTTTCTTGTCATAATTTATTCCTCCTTTTTCTTACAACGGTACTTATTGACCAAGTGCCACCTGAGGGAATCGAACCCTCAGTACACCATGTGGCTAATTAAATATATAGCAACGGCCATAATATTGTCCATGTTGCCTTACTTCAATATATCTTCCTTTATCACTACTTCTGAGTTTAGCCCGTTGCCATTCTTCATTAAAAGAATAACAAATAATCTCGCCCATGACTGTTTGTCTAAGACAGTAAATTTCTATTACATATCCCTTAGTAGTTCTATACAAATAGTTATTCACAAACAACACCTCCTAATTTACATTGCTCACGCGCATTATTAATGTAATCATGCA